ATATTTAAAAAAATATATATTATAATAATGAAAACATGGAAATGGAGTACAGGAGAGCCTTATTATAAGAGCGCTAGACAAGAAAACAAAGAACATTCGACTACAGATCCTAGTTATGAGTACGATTCTCAACAAAATGCAATAAATCAATCTTTAGCAGATGAATCGTTTTTTAACCAAGAATCAATTTTAAATCAAGATTCAGATTTAATTAATATTACTAACTCAACGTTTTCAAGAAATCAAAACTCTATTGGAACCAGACGTGAAGATATAGATACAAAAATGGCAGATCGTGAAATGTTATCACAAAGAGGAGTTAATCCATTTTTACAAACTAGTTATGTTAATGATATAGTGACTCGTGATATGTTTTTGAAACCAATAAATACTACACAAGGAAGAGCTACAGACACGAATAAAGAGGAACAACAAACATAAAATTGTTGATTCATTTGTTAGAATGTTCAGCGTATGCCATATACTATATTTTTTATAGTATATGGCATAATAATGTATATATTTAGATACTTTTTACACACATAGTATGCAATAATCTATTGGCAATATAAGCCAAAAATGTATTAAATAATAGCATTAATGAATTAATAACAAACATAGTATTTACTTTCTTAAAATGCATTATCATAAAATATGCTATAGAAAGTGCACTGGATGCAAAAATTAATCCAAAAATAATAGATAAAAAATAGAAATAAACGCAATATTCTCTTGGTAAAGGACCAAAATATTTATCCATAAAAGTTGACATACTTATAATATTAAAGAAGATATTAAATTCGTTAAATTAAATAAAATATAAATATTCATATAATTACTACTTAAATAAATTATTTGAAAACTTAAATAATGAACAACTCTAGTTATACAACTCAAAACGATTTATTACTAAAGAATCTATTAAACTTCTATGAAACCGAAATAAACGATTTACATAATCCAAATAATAATTTAGACAAAATGCTTAGAATTATTACTGGTGAATCTAAAATATCTCTTCGTATTGTTGATTGGTTTGCAACTAACTATGCTAAAAAGTATTATACATTATATACAATTGAACAAAGTAGTGATAATATTTCCAGACGATTTAAGGTGTATGATGATTATAAACTTAAATTAAAAGCTTATAGTAAGAAACGTTTTGACCCATTCTGCAGATGGGATCGAATTAGCATACCATATACCAAGGGTAAATTTATTGAAACAACAATTGGTCAATTAAATTTCTTTAAATGGGCGCTTGAAAATAACGTTATTGAATATATTGAACAAAATTATGAGATAATTGAAAAGGATATGAATAGTCGTAACAGCACCTCTAAAAGAAAAGAAACACTTGTGGATAATTCCAAGACGAGAAAGAAGCGCGAAGAATTGTCTATTTCGGCTACTAAAAGTATCAAAAAAGAAAAGGTCGAAATAATTGTTCAGTTTAATTGAACGATTTCGTTTTTTTAAATCTAAAACGAATATATATAATAACGATTTAAAGACAATTAAAGTTATTATATATAAATTAAATGCAAAATATTAATATTGTTGAATTAATTGAAAGTAATCCAATTACTAAGCTGTCTAGTGATTATAATTACAAATTATTGGTAAAAATTAAAGACAATTTTACCGATTTTGAACAACATGTATTTTTATCTAGCTTTTACTGCTATTTAAAATATCATCCAACAAATGATTTTGTTATTGATATAGATGACGTGTGGAAATGGATAGGATTTAGCCAAAAGATTAAGGCAAAACAATTGTTAGAAAAACAATTTATTTTAAACAAAGATTATATAAAATCGCTTTACCAGCAGGAAAAGCAATTACCTCACACCAAAGGAGGTCAAAATAAAGAAATATTTATGTTAAATATTGAAACCTTCAAAAAATTTTGTTTAAAGGCCGGAACTAAAAAGGCTGATGAGATCCACGAATATTATATAAAAATGGAAGGATTGATTCAAGAGGTAATAAATGAAGATTGTATTGAATTAAAAAAACAACTAGAAGACCAAAAACAAATACTAGAAGACCAAAAACAAAATATTGAAAAAGAAAAGGAAGAATTAAAAGAAAAAACTTTATTGGAACAGTTTCCTTTAAACACTCAATGTATTTATATTGGATTAATTGACAATAAAACACTTGGGATACCTGGAAAAAAAATGTATAATGAAACAGTTATTAAATTTGGACAAAGTAATAATTTACAAGAAAGAGTTAAAACTCATAAAAAAACATACGATAATTTTAGACTATATAGCGCGTTCAAAGTAAAAAATAAGATTGAAATTGAAAATTGTATTAAAAAACATTCAATAATGAAGGAACGATTAAGAATTATTACAATTAATGATATAACTTATCGTGAATTAATTGCTTTAGACGATAATGAATTTATTATTGAAAATGTCGAACAAATTATTAAAGAAATTATTAAAGAAAATGAATATAATATTGAAAATTATAATTTGATATTGAAAAAAAACGAAGAACTTCAAAATGAAATATATCGATTAAACGATGAAGTAAATGAAAAAAATAAAATTATTGAAAAAGGTAATAACAAAATTCAAAAAATAGAATACGATATTACAGAAGATATTAAACATAAAATAGCAAGTAATTATGCAATATGTAAATATGGATATTATTTATATGCGTTTCAATATGAGCCAATGAGATTTATATGTTCTATCACACGACAAAAGGATTATGAACTTTTACACAATAATTTAAAAAAACAATACTCTAATGGGGAAATAGTTTATCAAACTAAATGTTCGTATCCTTTAACCGAAAAAAATATGACTTTTATTTTAAAGGAAAATTGTGTTTCTCTTGGACAAAATAAATTTGAATCGTCTATAGATAATATTAAAAAAATATTAGATGTATCTGTTAAGATTGAAGAAGTATTAATTAATGAATCTAAAGATTTAGATACATTGTATGCTATTTTATCAACTAATACTAAATTATCAAGTATTGAAGAAAATGATCCAGAAGTTCCTACTGTAAGAAAATCAAAAAGATCAATAGATCAAATAAATAAAGACACTGGAGAAATTATAAAAACATATGAAAGCATTGAAGCCGCTGGGAGGAGTTTAGGATTAACCACCGGAACCGCAATTGGTATGGCGCTTAGAGAAAAAAGAGTATGTAAAGGGTTCCTTTGGAGATACGCAGGTATATCTAAAGAAGAACAATATTCTGAACAACCTGTAATTAAAATTTGTTGTTCAACAGGAGAAAACATAATGTTTAAAACTATTTCCGATGCTGCAAAAAATGCTAACATTAGTGCTCCTGCTTTGAGACGCCGAATTATTACTAAGGTTCATACAAATGATTTTCATTGGATTTTTGACAAAACATCATCGCATTATAACTGATTAAAATATATTATATTTATTTATTCTATAAATGAATACAATACAAAAACGTTTTTTATTATTTTTGATAGGTTGTATAGGAACTAGATCTTTATTTGTATACTTAGCAAAAAATGCGAATACAACTTATTTAAAATATATAGGTTATTTAGCTCTTTTACCTGCTATCGGTTTTTTTTATTTATTTTTGACTGGAACAAGAAAGACTGGCCCGGAAGTATTTGGTGATAAAATATGGTGGAATAATTTAAGACCAATTCACGGATTATTATACCTTCTATTTGCTTATAACGCAATTACTGGCAATAAATTTGCTTGGATATATTTGTTATTAGATCTTATTATTGGATTGGTAAGTTTCTTAGGGTTTCATTATTACAATAGAGATTTTAATAAACTTGTAAATTAATTATAAGTTGATATATAATTAAAAATTTAGTTTTATAAATAAATATGGGAAATGCTCAATCTATGAAGAAAGTTAATTATGAAGATATGCAAACAGTTACAAAAAACCCAGAAGTATATTTAATAATTAACACTCTGTCTCCATCTGAACAAAAATGTTTAATTGTAAATACAACGGTTGCTGAAGAGGAAGAGCTAATTATTAATAAATATATGAAGGAAAATAAAAGTATTAGAATTATTGTTTATGGAAAAAATTGTAATGATGAAAGTATACAAAAAAAATATCAACAACTATTAACTTTAGGGTTTTATAATATTTTTGTCTATACTGGAGGGATGTTTGAATGGTTGTTACTACAAGATGTTTATGGTAAGGATTTATTTCCTACCACAAAAAAAGAATTAGATTTGTTAAAATATAAACCTTGTCAGTTACTAAATATTGCTTTACTTGAATATTAAATTATTTCAATATCATCTTCATCATCGTATTCTAATTTTGTTATAGTATCACTTTTATTATTTATTAATAGATCTACTGCTATATTAGACAATTGATCTGCCCTTTTATTTAGATTACGATAAATATGATTAAAATATATTATTTTAAATTTAGCAGCTAGCTCGTTTGCTTTTTCATATAATTCGAATAAATTTGGTGATTTACATTTATAAATCTTATTCATTTGTTGTATAACCAACATACTATCACCTTCAACTGTTAATAATTCTATATTCATTTCTAATGCTTTTTGAAGTCCAAGAATTAAACCAGCATATTCAGCGTGATTATTTGTTTCATTTACTCCAACATAAAAATGTCCACCCCAAATTTCATCATTATTATGATAAATTACAGCTCCACATCCAGATAATCCGGGATTTCCCCTGCTACAACCATCAAATCTTAGAACATAATCCAATGTTGGACATATTTTTGCATCCTTATTACTGTTTTTCGTGTTAATTTTAGGTAGCATAATTATTTTA